AAGGCTGCTGAAGAAGCTGCTGCTAAAGCTGAAGCTGACAAGGCAGCTGCTGAAGCGGAGGCTAAAGCTCAAGAAGATGCTGCTGCACAAGCTGCTGCTGATAAGGCTGCAGCTGATGCTGCAGCTGCTGCACAAGCTGAGGAAGATGCAAAGGCAGAGGCTGATGCTAAAGCTGCTGAAGCTGCTGCTGCTGAACAGGCTGCGGCTGATGCTAAAGCTGAAGCAGACGCTAAAGCTGCTGAGGCAGAAGCTGCTAAGCAAGCGGCTGAAGATGCTAAAGCCGAAGCTGATGCTAAAGCCGCAGACAAAGCAGCCGCGGATAAAGCTGCTGAGGATAAAGCTGCTGAAGAAAAGGCTGCTGCTGATAAGGCTGCTAAAGACTCTATAGGCGTTATACCTAATAATCCTGATCAACTTCCAACAGATGTCCCTAAAGAAGCCCCTAAAGAGGCTTTGGTGCCTCATATTCAGGTAGATAAGCCTGGTATTGAGAATGGTGGAATTGAGTTCTTTGGAACTAAAACTGCACCACAAGTTGTAGGAGAAGATGGAAACTTAACCCCTCCTGCTCCACCACCAGGATCGGGGTTGCCTATCCCACCTGATGCTATTACTACTACGGATACATTCATTGGACAGCCTGGAGGAACCACGTTTAATGCCCCAGATATTGCTGTTCCCGTAGAATTAGTACCTGTTGAAATACCCGCTGCACTAGACGTACTCCCTGGCGCCGGAGAAGCAATCCAAGCTGTTAATCAGGCTTATGTAGCTCTCGCCAATATCGGTAATGACATGTCCCCTATTACTCGTAAAAAGGCTAAAAAGATATTGGTGTTGACAACCGTCATCGCCGCAGTTAGAAGGAGATTCGGTAGCTAATGAAACAATTCTTTAAAGATGTGTCAAAGGATTTCTTCAGTGAGATCTGGACATTTGTGGGGCTATTTTCAGCTTGGCTTGTACTTACGGGCTCAGCTAAAACCGTTATCGGTAAGGTAACTCTCGCATCCTTTATTGTGTGGATTCTTACCCTACGCCTTCGTAACCCTAAGGATGAATAATGAAAATGTTCGGAAATATTTTGCTCCGTATCGTTGCTGTGTTTGCAGCTAGCGGTCTTGGAGTTATCGGTGCTGGTTCTATTGCGGGAATCTCTGTACTAAAAGCTGTAACAGTAGCTGGTCTAACAGCGGTTGCAGCGGTAGTAGAGAAGCTTGCTCGTGGATTCATGAACGATGGCAAGCTATCTCTAGATGAGATCAACTCTGCATTTGCAGCAGTAGATGTCAATTCTAAGACAGCGGCAGATTTACAAGTAGAGGCTAACCAAACAGGTACAGCAATCACAATCGCGCCAACAACAGCAGCAGCTGTAGTTGACCAAGACCACCCCGACTATAACTAGGAGTTAAAATGGCAGCAGCAAAAGGTACAGCAGCTCGTATTATTGAGGTTGCTCTTGCAGAAATTGGATATGTTGAAGGTCCTAAGGACAATGAAACTAAATATGGTGCGTTCACAAAGGCAAACTTCTTGCCATGGTGCGGGTCATTTGTAATGTGGTGCGCTAACCAAGCTGGGGTAAAGATGCCTAATACGGTCTCTACTATGGCTGGAGCCGCATCATATAAGAAGCTTGGAACATGGACAGATGCGGCAGCAGCTGACCCACAGCCAGGAGACGTTGTTTACTTTGACTTCATGGAAGGCGGCGCTCCAATTGAGCACGTAGGCCTTGTAGTTAAGAACAATGGTGATGGCACTGTCACAACGGCAGAGGGTAATACTTCTGGTGATAAGAAGAAGTCAACAAGCGAGCGTAACGGTGGAGAAGCCGTTATCAAAACCCGCGCTTACAAGAAGAACGCCAAGAAGCTTCCTATCTTTATCGAAGGTTTTGGTCGTCCTAACTATGTAGGTAATGAGGTAAACGTTGATCCGGTACCGGCGCTTAAGCCAGCATTCCCGGGGCAAGTTAAGCCTGGGGATAAAGGTGAAGCAGTAAAAGCTATTCAGCATGCACTTACTCTTGTAGAAGATGGAGATTTTGGTCCAACTACAAAGAAGGCTGTTATCGCGTTTCAAGATAACCATGCTAATTTAGATTCAAATGGCATCGTAGGTCCTAAGACCTGGAATGCGTTGATGGATCTTATTTAATGTATTACTTCACGCACATTACATTCCAAGGAGTGTTTTTAGTATCTTTAATTACTATTACTATCCTTGGAATGTGGTGGGCTGAACGCTAACGGTCGTTACGACCACCAAGAACGACTAGTTCTCGTCGGGGATCAAAACCTTCCCCTAGAACCATAGAAACAATTCCTGGAGCACTCTCTAAACCTGACTTATCTCGGAACCAAGCGGAGCCGTTATCCATAGCGGGGTTCTGAATAAATAAGCGTGGTCCTACACTCTTTGCATAATAGTGATGATAGTGACCAACGTTTAAGATATCCGCGTTTGCTACAGCACAGCGCCCCATAGCCTGGCCGCCCCACCACTTAACCATGTCACGTGATTGATGGCCATGAGCCATACCAAAGAGAACACCACTTAGGTTAACAGCAATAGTACTGTCATCTGCTGCCGGGTATCTAAACTCAACGCGATCTCGCAAGAAATCGTTTTCTTTACAAATATCTTCTACCTGAGATACAACCTCAATCTGCCAAGAATCTTCAGGCCGACTTACTAAGAAACGCTGTACTTCGTCGTGGTTTCCTGGAACTACGGGAACAATAATTTTATTTGATAGAGGTGCCATAGCCTTGATTTGTGCAAGAAGCATACGTCTACCTACACGCACCTGTTCTGACACGCCAATGTCATGGCGCCCCATAACTTTTCCTTTTTGGCTTGTCATACCTTCAATGCAATCACCAAGCTGGGGTAATGCAATCTGACCAATGTCGTACTTCTTAGCTAGGTACTTGTGATGTTCTACAGCTTCATCTAATGATCGAAGTACACGATCAATAATTGCAGGTGTGTCATCTTTACCGTATTGAGTATCCCCTATGCTGTATACAGCAGTAAGTTCACCGGAAACTTCTGCTACTTTACCTGGCTTCCACTTTGATACTGTTTCTAAAAGCTGTTCTAAATCGTAGTCTTTTTCAACACTGCCTTTAACAGGAACTACGTTAACTCTAAATGATTCTAACCAGTCTCCATTGTATGTTTGCCAACGTGAACGACGATGAGAAACTACAGCCCACTCTGATGGATCAAGATTTGCTTCACGCAAGATCTCTTCTGCACCCGGTGTATTTCCATCTGGGCGTGGAGTTGAGACGATGAATCCACCGTCAGTTCCAATCTCAGAACGAGGACGCCAAGCATCGGGGATACTCTTGTTCACTTTATCTGAACCTTGATTGCCTGCTTGGATTATAGAATCGTACTCATCTGCTAGGGACATCCACATTCTCCGTTTCGGTGTGTAAGCAGAGATGTTAGGCCAAATGTTGCCCCTGCTTTTTGGTACAACTTAAAAAGACTTCTTGTTGAGAAGTCTACATCATTAATGGAAGTATCGAATGCAGCCCTGTCAGTATCGGGTAATGAAACAGCCCACTGACCTACTACACAATAATTACTAATCTTATTTATATCTTTAGCTTCTTCGTAAAGATCAGATAACATGTTGCCCCTCCTTGGACCCTATGTAGAGCCCCAACTAAGGGGCCCTACACAGAAGCCTACACTACTTTAGTAAGAAGTGCTAATTCCTTCGCCAAAGCTGTCAACGCTTCTTTTAATTGAAGAGTTCATGATACGACCGTTAGCCTGTGTTGCTGAGGCTGCTGGTTCATTTTGCTTCATGTATGTAGCTTTGATGGTATGTGCAGCACCCATTGAGTCTGGGGCTGATGTACCCTTTTTACCCATAGCCTGAGTTGTTGGGTCCGCAGCTTGCGCACCCTTCTTAGGTACGAGCTTTCCTGCCTTGGGGGATGCTGAAGGTGAAGTAAACTTCGCGCCTTCTTTCCCGATTGTCTGACGTGCCATAATTATTACTTCCTTAAGGTTGAGTTGAGATCTCGGTGTAAGGATACGTTAGATACCGAAGATTGTAAAGACAATCGCGGAGATCTGTCCGTCCCGGGAGTCGACCGTTGTAAATCCGGGAATACAAGCAAGTCTCATGCCTCTTGGGGCAACATATCCACTTGCGATTGCAATAGCCTTCACAGCCTGATTTACCGCGGAAGCCCCTACTGCACGTACTTTTACTTGGGGAGCTTCATAGAGGGCATGGGCTATAGCTGAGCCTACGGATTGGGCGTTAGATCCAGCGCCAACCCGCAAATACTTATCTGCGTCTTCTGTCACTTTTTGTGGTCCTTTGGGTTCGATTTATAGTGATGCCCTCAGGACCTAGTATAACGGCGTTTCCCTATATTTAGGGTCTAAAAGCTTTTTTATAATCTCTTTTTCATAGGCTGTCTCGCCGGTTCCAGAAGCTATTTTGGCCAAAGCGTATGAATCGGCCGCGTTATCGTCGCTAAACTCTACGGACCATTTCTTAAATACAGACAATAAGATCTGATTCTTTCCTACCCCAGTGCCTTTACCGGTAACATACTTCTTAACCATAGATGGCGCAACAATCAAAGGGTATTTAGCATCACTGTAATAGCAGAAAGAGGCGAGCTCTAACTTTGTCATTGCCCCGACCTCGCCAGCCATATGTGCCATGGTAGATGAATACGCATAGCCTTCCATAGCGGCGTCTACGATTCTGTATACCTCTAGTACGTTTTCACCTAAAAATAAAGCAATGTCTCGAAGACGGTCTACACCCCTTAGGGCTGAAGAATAAACCCAGGTCTTATAGCGTTGACCATCTTTACTAATTACAGTTATTCCGTAATGCGTTAAAGATTGGTCTATACCCAGATAAACTTCTTCAATGTCTTTTATACCGCCATCAAAAACTAAGACCTTGCCTTTTCTCATGTCGTAAATTTTCTCTGACGTGATCGAAGACTTCCAGTGTCATTAGTTCTACGAGTAAGTTCTCTAGAAACTACTGCCGCGTCGCGTTCAACATTCTCCATTCGAGCTTCAATAAGCTTCCTAAACGCATACTTGGTATCAAGTTCTCTAGAAAGAGCTTGAATCTCTGGCAACGCAGCAATAGTTGCTTTTACAAAGGTAACAGTAGTTCCTTTTGCACCTGTCCAATTTTGAAGCAAAGCTGATGCTTCTGCTGTATCTAGGGCGCGTTGGGCCTCTCGCTCATCTACTACTGCAACTGCAAATAAACCGGCAGCATGGTCATTCCACTGCGTAAACTGAACAAAGAGATCCATTAATGCGGGGTCATCTAGCTCAGTAATATCTCGTGGCAAGCTGGGAATCTCGTAGTTAGGTTTGTTTGGAAGACTGAATCCTCCAGCAGATAAAGTAGAGATGGCTTGCTGACTTAGTGCGACCTTACTTGGTGTCATCGGTAGTTTCCCCTCTAAATGGCTTACAACGTGTACATCCTAACACAGAGTCTAATGAGCACTGAGGTGGTCGGTTATTTTCTACAGCCCAAACCACGTCAGATGCTGCCTCAAAATATGGGGCTGAAAAGGAAGGGTCATATGCAACAGTAAACTCTTTATAGTCCTGATTAGACTTAAGCTCATAGATAAAGACTATCTCGTTGGGAGCGGAGGGAAGTGAACCTTCTTCAGCCATAATGTGGCAAAGATGCAGGTATACCTGTCCTTGAAGTTGGTGGGTCCTAAAAGGCTGACGAATATTACGCCAAGCCGTATCTAGATCATTACTTCCGCCAAATAAACTTGGAGCTTCGATACGAATAGTTCCGGCACCGATTGTTTTAATTTCAATAAGAAAATCTTCGCCTAAACCCTTAACCCAACCATCTGAATGGCCGGAGATTCTATGGGCTTTACTAAATAGGGGTACTTCTTCGTACTCTAGATCACGAGAGGCAATGCCGCGAATGTCTTTAGATGTAGCCCAAGTAAAATCTCCTGTGCGGTGATTGTGCCACTTACCAAATAAAACGCCCATCTCACGCAAGTAACCCTGCCACTTAGCGTGGGCACCGTGCCCGGTGTCAAAGATAGACTGAAGGCGGAGTGTGGGGCGCTCTCTGGTCTCTACGTAGTTACCATTGAGAGCGTGGTAGGCCGCGAGCGCACACCACTCCGGCTTAATTATATCAGAGGGATGAAGAACAGTTTGACTACGTTCTTCAAAAGGTTTTGATAGAATATGCCGCTCTATCTCACCCATCAAGCGAGTATCTCTCTTTTTTGTCTCTAGATAATTCTTCAACTTAATACTAGATACTGCTTGCTCTTTCATTAAAATCCCTTATCTTGTTCCAGCCATTGGTCCAGTGTTAATCCGCGTTTAGTGTATTTTCTTTTAAGTGCATTTCTTTCTCGATGGCTCATACCACCAAAGATCCCATGCATCTCATCAATAAGTATAGCCTCTTTTAGGCACTCTTTCCTAACGGGGCATGGTGGCCTACCGTCTCTGCCATAACAAATAGACTTTGCTTTATCAGCGATAGGCTTGTACAGATTCTTATCTCTAGGAGGAAAGAAAATTTCAGTATCTTCTCCTTTGCACTTAGCTTCATATCGCCAAGCCCAGGGAGAGTTGTCGTCTTTATCCAATCATTCACCTCTAATGAAATTTCGTAGTTCAAGAAAGTCCTCCTCTCCCAAAATTACGTAGTCCTCACCGTCGAGATGAATCCCTAATACTGGAGTGCGGCTATCTAAGATAGCTTCTTTTGTTATCTTCTTAAGTACTTCAGACTTAATGGTGACCTGCTTTTTACCTGTCCACTTATGTTCTATAAGTAGATCATCAGTCCTAACGTCACCTTTACGACTCCAAAAAGCTCCGGAGGCAGCACTACGCTTACCACCAAACTCTTTCTCTAGCCGCTTTTCATGCTTAAGAGATTGCTTCTGACCCTCAGTCTTCATCGTCTTCTGAACCTACTATTGCTTGGATAACAGATCCGCGCTTTAAAGAGTCCATAACAGCCTGAGTTAGTTCATCCTTGAGGTCAATCTCTTCCCGAATTGAGTTAATTAGGTTGATTGATCCCTGCCACTTACGCTCATTATAGTACAGCCAACCGCCTCTACGTTCCACCACACCGTTTAGGAGTGACATAGCAACAATTTCCTTGCCAAAGTCATAGGAGCCACGATCAATAGCCCCACCCTCTGAGAAGTAAAAATCCATATAGGCGGTCTGTTGTGGGGGGAAGGTCTTGTTCTTAATGGTACGAACTCGAATAGTCTGGCCTACACGGCGCTTGTTATCTCCGGTTCCGACGTCAATCCACTCGTCTCGCTTTACCTCGCACCGGATAGAGTAAGCATAATCCTTGCCTAGACCCCCAGGCGTGGTGCGTGGGTCTCCATGCATAACGCCAATCTTCATGCGGTACTGGTTGATCATTAGTCCCAATACTGGGCGTTCTGATCCGTCCATGAGTCGCTTTGTAGCTCCCGATACTTTTCTAAAGAACTTATTGGTAATAAGTGCGCCACGACCCACAGTGAATTCTTCCATAGTCTTCTCATCTTCAGCGCTAGGAACCAGGGCAGGAAGGGAGTCAACAACAACCATGTCCACAGATTTGCTCTCCATGAACTGAATAACCGCTTCAAATGCATCCTCCATACTATTTGTTTCAACAATCAAGACTCTAGAGGTATCAACCCCGCACATCTCAGCGTATCCAGAATCAAACTGTTCCGCTGCAACCCACACGGCAGTGAAATCAGGGTTGCGCTGTTGGTTTGCCCCAATTGTTTTAAGGGCAATTGCAGTCTTTCCGTGAGACGCTTCACCAACAATTTCAACCCAATGGTTCATAGGCCAACCACCGCCGAGAATGGTATCTAGGGTTAGTGAACCGCTAGTAATTCTCTCTGGGATATTAACATCGCTAGCAAATACTACGGTACCTGCGCCGTTCTTTTTATTAATCTGCGCCATAACCTTTAGCGCTTCTGAGTTAATAGTTGCTGCTGCCATTAGCCGATCCGATCTACGATTGTTGTTGGATTAAATCCACCGTCTTGTCCTACTTGTTTAGCTGCTCTTACTGGACCGTTGCCTGTACCTGAGCTTGATAAACCAGAACCTTGTTGAACTATTGGATACCCGCAATCATAGCAGCGTTTACGTTGCGTGCCAAGTGGGGCAAAGTAATTGCCAGACATACATCCTGGGCACATCTCAGATTCTCGTGCGCTTTGAGCTCGGGTAACTAACTGATCTTCTTGTGGATCATATGACACAGGAAGATTTGGTTGCTGCTGTGCTGGGATAAAAGGTGCAGGTCTAGGTGGCGAAGATTGTGGTCTAGATTCTTGTGGGCGTGGTTGGCCCATCTTACGTGCATACCAATCTGCGTTACTCAAAGTCAACCTCCGTAGTTAATAGATTGAGATCCATCAATGCCGCCAAGCAGGATACTGCTGAAGATAAAGCAACAATCTTAAATAAACCTAAAATGTGCTCATAATCTTCACCGATAATTGCCTCTTCTTCTGGATTATCGTTAATCATTTCAAGCTTATAAGCGGACGCTGCAATCTCTGAAGCGGAGTCTGTAAACCCATCTATTAGTGGCATTAAAGGCATAAACTTTGAAATACGTAAAGTACTTGCCTCTGCCTCCATATCTGCAACCTCTTCAGATATAGGTGCCAACCCCATAGTTGCTGCAATACCTTCTACGTCATCAAATACAGAGTCGTAGATAAGCTGTCGCTTTATTGAAGACATATTGACCTCGACTAATCTAGTCAAGGGTTTGCGCTTCCGTCTAAATAGTCCCATTATTTTGCCTCTCCCCATCGGTCCACTAGCTTAACATCTGCAATCAAGGGTATCGACAGGGCATTGATTCCTTCCATAGCCTGTCTAATCGCCTCTACAGTTTCCTCAGCTAAGTGCTCTGGGGTAACAGTAACAAGTTCGTCGTGAATGGTAAGAATTAGCTCTGATCCGTGGGGGATCATTGCTTGAGCACGAACCATAGCCACCTTAATTAAATCGGCTGCGGAACCTTGGATCATAGTGTTAAAGGCTTGACGTTCGGCTCTAGCCCGTGTCCACTGATCTTTTGCTCTAAGTTCTGGCAGGAATCTACGGCGTTTTAGAATAGTACTTACATACGGAATAGGGGTTTTCTTACGGCAATCGCTAATTACTTGACGCTTATATCTTCCAACCGCAGGGAACTTCTTACCGAAAGCGTCTAGTAGATCTCTTGCCTCATTAAGGGTACAGCCAATCTCACGAGCAATTTTATCTGGACCAACGCCGTAGGCTAAAGAAAGAACCAATACCTTGCCCGCCTTACGGTCTACCCCCATTGTGTCTCCAATAGTGGTATAGATATCTTCGCCATTCATGTAGGCGTTTACCATTGTACGGTCTCCGCTAAAGGAAGCGATGATTCTAGGTTCAATCTGAGAGTAGTCGGCAACAACTAGCTTATGTCCTTCTGGAGCAACAAAGAGGTTTCTAATTGCCTTACCATTTTTAGTGTGAGGTGCTGGAACATTTTGTAGGTTTGGGTTTCTACTAGAGAAACGCCCAGTATCTGCCCCGTACTGCACAAAGTCGGTATGGATTCTTCCGTTAAACATAAGGCTTTCTTTTGCTACGGTCTTAGATTTGCCACCTAGAGTACGAGTGATATCCCCGCCCAAGTAAGGTATTACGTAGGTAGTCAGGAGCTTATTTAAATCTGAATAGGTTAGTAACTGATCTACTAAAGAATCTCGTCCTCTAAACACTGATAAAGCTGGCTCTGAAACTGAATAGTCTCTAAAAGTAGGTGAGTAGTTAACATCATTAGCGGCGCGTTTTTCTCCAGCAGGAGTCATGGTCTTAGGCTTTAAACCTCTACCACCATCTTTGCGTGGCGTAAATAATATTTCTTGTTTTTCTGGTACGGAGTTTATATTAAAAGGGCGTTTAGCAAGAGCGTAGATCTTTCCCTTAGTATCTTCAATTTGCTTTTCTAGGTCATCTTTTAAAGCCACAAGTTGATCGACATCTATATCTGCACCGCGAAGCTCCATATGGCAAAGAGCATTAAGCACATCCATCTCAAGATTAAAAATAGGATTTAAATTTTCAGAGGTGAGCTTATCTTTATAGGCTAGGTAAAGTTTCCAAGTCCATTCGGCATCTAACCCGGCATACGTTCCAACATCTGTGTAAGAGTGCGCCTCAATCTCCTTACCAACACCCTTAACCATCTCATAACCAAACTCACGCTTTAGGCAATCATCTAAACCTAGGGAGATACGGTTACGGTTATCGAGGATAAAAGCGGCGTTAAGTGTGCAAAAGTAAGGAGCGCTAGGCAGTTGCTTCATATACTTAGTTACGCTCTCAAGGTCAAACTTAAGATTATGCCCAACTTTAACGCTGTCAGAACCCATCAAAGGCTTTAATGCTGAAAATACTTCTGCTGGGGTAAGTTGTGCGGGAGGAGTATCAAATATCTTCTTTGCTTTACGTTCATCTTTACTGTAATCCTGTGGGCGTAGTTCTAAACCTTTTTCAGCTCTAACAACGGCTGAGGGAAGTAAAGGGAACTCAGTGCGAAGATATTCTCCATTTGGATGTCCCATAGGAATCACATCGACTCGACCATGGGTTGCCATAGCAATCCAAACTACTTTGTTTCTACGTGGATTCCCTCTATGGTCACCCATAGTTTCTACGTCAAAACAAAAAGCATCTTGTTTAGAGTAGTGCTCTACAAGACCTTTAAGATCTTCTAATGTAGTAATAAAGTTCATTATTCTCCTAATAGTGTTCCTATATTAAGGGTGCCGGAGGGTCTTGAGAGAAAGGAGGTAGAAAGACAAGACCCCCCGGCTATTTAGGAGAGATTACTGGCCAGCCAGAATTTCTCTCGCAATTTCTTCAAGCTCAGCTGTGGTAGACATGCGAAGTGCGTCTGGACCAAGTGGCTTCATTTGCGAGATAATGCCTGACATCTGAATAGGATCTAGATCCCAGTCATCAGCAAGGTCACGTTCCTTTACAGGAACAATTTGATATGTAGTCTTTGTGCCTACACCTGAACGGCTAACAGCAAAGTACATGTCTGGACGATCCAATGGACCAACCTTTTTATCGGTATTAAGTTTTTCAAGTTGACTGCAGAAACGAATACCAATAGTCATTAGCTGAATTGTTGGTGTTTCGTCAGATAGGTTTACAACACTAAACGCAAACTTACGTTCTGGCTTATTGCCAACGCGTGCTAGTGGGTCGCCTTCCCAACCAATAAAGGACTTCTTGCCCTTACGGTCTACCCAGTGCTGGAAAAAGACCATTGGTTCTGCTGAAAGGAACTTGATTAATTGGACGTCCTCTTCAAACTTAAAATCATTTGTATAAGAACGGCTTGATTCTGCAACAGCCTTCTTTGCTGCTGCCCAACCGGTTTGAATTACTGAAGAACGCTCTGGAAACGAATCCTCGCTATCTTCTACATATAGATCTTCTTCAACATCAATCGTTGGATCTACATCTACTTGATCTCCAAGATAACTATTCATATTTGGAGCTTTACGTACTGTTGTATCTGGGGTCATTTGCTGACGCCTTTCTTAGCCATTAGCCATAGGTTGTTCGGTTTCATTTGTATGAATCTTAGTCCAGCTCTCCAGCAATTCTGCTGATAGTTCTGTATGTCGATTCCAGTCAATTCGAGGGGCGTCTATGAGCCCGCGGGAATTAAAACTGTTTATTGCAGAAAGAATCATATCACGACTGTACATACGCCAGCCAGGCTTCTTCTTCCCATCAACAATAATCGACTTTAGGCGATAAGGTGCACGTGGTATATAACCCTTTCGTTCCCAAAGTCGAATAGTAACTAGGGGGCGGCCTAGCGCTAAAGACAATGCTCCAGCACTAAAAAGCTCTACCTCTTTGCCGTTAGGCAGCTTCTTTACCTGGGGATTTTCTTCCCAGGACTCTACTTCTTTTTTAACTTTTACTGGATGTTCTTTAGCTATAGAACGGCGTACTTGTTTAGAGCCTGGGTAAGTTTTACCTAGGCCCCCAAACATTGCATCTATAACATCATCTTCCACGTTTTGCCCACTTTTCATAAGTGCGTTTTGATGGTGGAAATTCTACCTGAATCCAAAAGAAAAGCAAATCCAGAGAACACTGTATGGTGGAAAGGTGTATACCTAAAGAGATTGCTTTGGTAAAAAACCCCCATTGAACCCAAACATTACCAACTCTGCGTTCGTACATAGTTACTTCTTACTTGGAACAAACGCCCAGGTAACGGACTTAGGAAACATAGTATCGATGTCTTTTTCAGACAACTTACCTTCGTAAAGGCAAGCCATAACTTCATCCTCATCAACTGTAGGTACCGCTTTAATGCAACGATCTGCAAGACCCTTAGTGGCCAATAGTGCAATTGCTGCATCCATATCAAGCTTTTGTGATACACGGCGTTGACGCTGCAAAGACACATAGCCATCAACTTCTTCAGGAAGTTCTAGCCACAGGTGGCCCTTGTCATCCTCTACTCCGTTGACCTCTACTTGTTCCATAAGATCATTTTTTACTTCTGTTTGAGCTTTTGATAACTCATCAATTTTTTTCTTGTAGCTAAGGTATTCCCGCACTTTCATAAGAAGTGGGTTTGTAGATACTTTTCGTGGTGAAGCTTCAATATTTGGCATGTTTACCCCTATCTCTTATTTCGATTGTTATAGCCAACCCAAAAGTACACAAAGAGAAGCGTTATAGCAAATCCACTATATGTCAGAAGGTCAGCCATAGCCCCTACACTAACAGAAAACCCCCCGGTGTCAAATCCGGGGGGGCTGGCTGGCAGGTGACTCTTAAGGCATAGTCTACCGGTCTAAATACTCTTTTAGCGCTTGGATAATAACGTCTGTGACTGTGCGCTTTTCTAACGCAGCCTTCTCTTTCACAGCGGCCCAAAGCTCATTGGATACACGAATAGTCCTGGTAGGTGTTTTAGGTGAATTTGGCATTACACTCCTAAGTGTTTAGTAAGAATGCCCTCAAAGTGCCCACGGTAAGGTCTACCCCGCCCTGGTCATTTATGCCTTCCCCATCGATTACCGCATTAGCTATAGCTGACTTCTGTAAAAGCATCTCGCGTTGCCGCTGCTCTAAAGAGTTTTCAACTAGGAGATCTTGTATAACGATTCGTTCCCAGGTACTAGATGCCCGTTTAATACGGCCGTTACGTTGAACTGCTAATCCGGCATTCCAAGGAAGATCATAATTAATCAAAAGGTTTGCTTGAGGCAAGTCTACACCATAGCCTCCAGCGTCAGATGATATAAACAAACGACATTCCGGATCTGTTTGAAATTTAATCTTTGCTTCTTCTTTTTGTATCGCATTCATCTGACCGGTGTATACAACAGAGCCATACGGTAATGCGTCTTGTATAAGCTTAGTCATACCTACAAAACTAGTAAAGATAACAGCTTTGTTTCCATCGTACTGAGATAGGAAATCGTCTACGTATTGTTTTAGTGTTAATAGCTTTGGGCTAGTTTTGAGGCTATCTAATAATCCTAGTGCTTTTAACTCTGATGCATAGCCAGAACCGCCTAGCATACCTTTCATAACTGCGGTTGTGCCATCGTTAGAGGTAACTATTTGGCCGGTATCAAACTTATTAGCGCTGATTAAAAGAAGCTGTGGCTCATCACATAACAAGCGTAAACAAGTAAGCTTAGACATAATTAAGCCGCGAAGCTCGTCCATCATTCCGCCTTGATCTCCTTTACCATAATGGGAGAACAAATCAAAAGAGCCGCCAAAAGTTTCTAAAGCCTCGTCAAGGTTAAAGAGCAGATCTCGCACGATGTGCGTGTAAATCTTTCTACTCTCGCGGTCAAACTCTACATAGATCGGCTCAGCGTTTATAGATTCTGGTAGATAAGGTGCTACGTCGGGGTCTGATTGTCGCTTTCGTACTGATGCACTTCCCAATGTTTTTACAAGTAATGGGATATTTCTGTATCTCTCAACCCCACCAAAACGATTACGAACAATAAAGGTATTGTCAAACAGATCAAATCTACCGAGAACGCTAGAGTCTACAAACTGCATAATGCTGTAAAGCTCTTCTGGCTTACCGTTTTCTACAGGAGTTCCGGTTAACGCATATTTAACTGGGCTGTTTAACTTCTTTACGTATTTGGCTCGTTTTGATCTAAATGATTTGATCGCCGTTGCTTCGTCACATACGACGAATCCTCGGTTGAGCTGCTCAACCCACTTCCAGTCGTTAACAACTTGCTCGTAGTTAATAATGACGTAGTCAACGAGCGTATGCCCCCAGTCGAGCGCTTCCGTGTACTGCTCTGATCGCTTTGATGGCGTACCATCAATGACCACAACGTTTGCAGATCCATCAGTAAATTTCTCAATCTGTTGCTTCCACTGATACTTCAGGGAGGAAAGGCAAATTATAATACCTGGACCTTCAATTTTACCTGCATCCCGAAGCTCTTCTATAGCAGCAATAGTTAATACTGTTTTGCCCAAGCCTAAATCATAGGCTACAAGCATTTTCTTACGCTTAACCATCGCCTCTACAGCCTCTACTTGGTAGGGCAATAAGGTTCCTGTAAAGGACATTACACGTAGGCTCTCATTCTGGTATCAATTAGTACTCCTAGGTCCTCTATTGTCCCATTATTGACAAAGATCTGGTCTACTGGGTAACCATCCATTTCAGACTCAGAAACATGGCCATTGATTGCCCCAAATCCCATACGCTTTACCCGCCAGACCTGTGAGTTGTCGTACTTCTTAATAATGTCTGCTTCATTCTTAAACCGAACATCTGTTATTACGTAGTTTCCTTCAAAATGAACCTGTCGTAAAGCATGTTGAATCCAAAACTGATCACCAAATATATTGCGAGCGCCTACACCCAGATCCTGTAGAAGCCTACGAACCTCCGGAGTTGCTTTTGCGGTATCCCAACCATATTCATCTACCATGTCTTTTAAACGTATGCTAGAACCTACAAAGGGGTTGATTTCATAAAGGAACTCACGGATAGCATCAGCAAAGGCCACACGGGTATACCCGTACTTCTTAACTAGTATGGATGCTACTGTGTCTTTTCCAGACTGAGCGTAGCCAGTTAAACCAATAATCATGAGGCTGACTCCTTAAGTCTATCTTTTATGTTACTAATAATTACTGGGCCATTTAAAGACTGCCAGTATTCTTCTTCTGCTTTCATCTTTTCTTTGAGGCGTCGCTTATACCCACGCGTGTACTGCATACCGTTTGTGGACCCACCAATACTCTTACCTTTAGTAACAGCTGTACCACTACCCTTTTTTCGTGACATTTAATATTCCCCCTAGTTTTACACAATGAACTGCGTTCTCTATACCCCAGCGTACAGCATTCATGCTCATATCGCCAATATCCTTAGCGTTGCTGTCGCCGTAATTAAAAACCCAATATTCTATGCCGCGTTTTCTAGCCTCTACTTTAAAATCCTCTAAAGCTTTATATCCGGCCGGATCTACGGCGGGATTGTCAAAGGCAATGATTAACTTCTCGGCTTTACGCATGAGTTCATACTGGGCATCGCTAACTGTTGCACCACAAAGAGCTACTCCACCACACTTAACTGCATCTAATGGAGACTCAACTACAACCATAACCCCGCCGCTCCAGGTAGTTATTCCAAACAAAGATTTAGATTTTTTAAGGCCCGTAGGTCGGTTCATGAAGTGTCGTTCTAACTGCCCTTTTTCTTGCCACCCCATCAAGTTTCCAGTTTCTGGTTCTCTTATAGGAAGAATCCAAGAGTTAATAGAAGTAGACCACTTAACAGAGTACTTAGCACAAGCCTCTGCTGTGACTTGGCGAGCAGTTAATGCCCAGTCTGGTGGGTCTGTAAATACAGCAAGGCGTGCTTCGCTCATAGGAACCACCGTAGGTAGTCGTACATATGAGGATTTAGACTCTTCCATTTGCTTTATAAGTTCTGGAAGATTTACATCAATACTTGAAGACAACCACTCTTTAGCAGCTTCATAATCAGACAATCCATAAGATGTTTTAAAATCACGAAGATCACAAATTAAACCGAGTAGTGATCCTTTATATCCGCATGAAAAACAATTGTGTGCGCCAGTTTCTGAGTTAACCGACCAAGAAGGATTTATATCTTCTCTACCGGTTCTCTCGACATGCATAGGGCAGTGCCCAGAAATTTCTCGCCCATGCTCGTAGGCATCAATACCTAGTTTTACTAGGATTGTATAAACCTCATTATCGCGGAATGCAGCAACCATCGCACTTTTCCTCATGTTCAAATTTAACTACAATATCTTTATTTGTTTCATCTGGATCTATATGACCAATTCCATGCGCGCATAGTCGCTCCATTGCATAAACCATAGGGTTCCAAATCTGTGGCCAAGAGCGTAAGTGATGGTTGCTACGGTTATGAAGAGTGCAGGTTGTTCCTTTACATTTTCCAGGAACATGCGCACGAGTAAACACCACATCTGAGTGTTCTAATTGAACGCTACCACTCATCGTCTTCCTCCTCTAAAGGCTCTTCCGGTTTATAGTCTTCCGGCATATCAGCTAGTGTAGGGGCAGTAGCTATAGTTCCGCAAAGTGCGCATTCCATATCAAGAAAATACATGGCAACTTCATAATCTCTAAATATCGTCTGCACTTTCCATAGCTCGGATCCACAAGGGCACACATGTGTAGGTACACCCCTAATGTCCACTTTTAACCTTTTTATTGCGCTGGCTCCTAATGCGTGTGCGCTGGCGTGGAGTTGTTCCTGCCCAGATGCCTTCAAGCCAAGGAGTCTGTAATGCGTACTCTAAACAATCTGCTACTAAGGTGCAGGAATTACAAATACTTCTAGCCTCGCTTAGCTTTGTTGGGTCTATATATTCTTCTGGAAAGAACAGGTCTGAATTAGACTCATTACAAAGCTGCTCCCCGTTAAATGGGTAGTCGCCGTATTCAAAATTAAGCACCATATTCTTGGAATCGCCCCTCTTCCCAGTCCCATAAGAGCTCAACTTCTGCTGGCCCAGTGTTACGACTTGCAACAATCTTTAACAAACGAGAGCTATCATCATTTTCATCTTGACGTTGCAACGCAAAGATAACGTCAGAGTCTTGATGAAATGAAGATGAAAAAGCAATAGAATCTGCGGTTATCTGTCCACCACGTACTTTGCTATTTAAAACCTGAGTTGTTTGAACTACGGGAATACTAAATTTCTGTGCGACTCTCTTTAGTGATTGAGTTATATTTCTAAGTGCGATCGGAGTACCGCGTTCTCCTGATATCTCATCAGTCATTAAATAAACTCCATCTACAAAAAGAATATTTGGTTGAAGCTTCTCTAACTTTATAGATAATTGAGAAACACTATAAGCTGAAATTGATTCAGTAAGATAGAACTTATGCATGTTTTCCATGCCAGTAAGCATCTTTTGATAACGAGCTTCTTCGTCAGGTTTAAGACAACCTCTCTCCAATCTACCGCTTGAAATGTGTGCGCGCATCGCGTCATGACGTCGCTGCTGCTCTAGGTTACTCATCTCAAAAGATTGAAAAGCAGGAACCCATCCATCCTTGTGTACGTTAACAGCCATTTGCATAGCAAGCACTGATTTACCGGTTTTAGGTGGAGCAATAATTGTAATTAACTGACCTGCCTGTAAGCCTGCAGTTGCTAGATCCATAACTTGAAAGCCTGTTGCAACTCCTATAAGACCATTTGGTCGAGTTTTAATGTTTAGGTAGTCATCGTATCTACCCATAGGTTGATTTGTAAGATCTATGTCTTCACTTACTGGTGCGCCATCTTCTAAAAGGGAGGAATAACCCTTACCCATAATTGCAATAGCGGCATTATGATCTCCAGACTCAATTGCTGAAGCGGCTTGTTGAATTACCTCGATAGATTTATTGCGACGTCTAAACTCAATAAGTTGATCTAAAAGATAATCTAAAGAATCATCTACGGCAAGAAGCGAATAAGTTGGGAAGTTATCTTTTACTGTAGTTGCTGTAGGTACTTCTTGATACTTAGTCCAGTGTTCTTTTAAAAAACGCCAGACTGATTGGTTGCTCTCAACATAGAACCAAGACTCTTCCACACCACGTTCTAAAAGAGGAGCTATATCTCTAGTTCTAATTGCGCGAGATAAAAGCCGGACCTCGTTATCTGCCGCCATCTACCCCTCCAATGTCTAAATACTTAGAGCCCCAACGTAGTGCTCTACTACTTATGTCTATAACATACCGCACATCTGGTCTATAAGGCAACTCGCCAACCAGATCGGAGACTGTTGCGTATCCCGTGTAGTAGTTAAATGGGTTTGTCCCAAGATTATCAAGATCCTCTTGGATCTCTCTCATCTCTTTTCTTGTATAACCAAAACCAGTTAGCTCCATACTGTACTCATGGTTGTGAGACCAACGCCAAAAAGAAGCTAAAGATTGTCTGCTGTAAGTTATCTCTTCACTAGGTGTTTGTATTAACCCTAGAAGGGAACTCTTAATAATAGGTTTACGGTCAAGTATGCAATCTAAAGTTACGATTACTCTTGCTGGAACCTCATTTGAAATATCGCCCCCTCTCATAATTTTATAGTGGTAGAGGTTTCCCGTATTTCAGAACTAAACGTCTAAATGCGTCGTTTGAAGTTTTTGCCGCATCAATCTCATCTTGGGGAATATCTTTTGAGATCTGGATTGGGTACTCGCCCTTAACAAGGCGCGCTGAGCACCAGTTTATATGTCGGCAATTTTTTCTACCTACGTAACCCTTGCAAGTACAGCGTAGTTCAGAAGAGTGAGATATTTGAACCTCACAGATTTCATCCAGTGTTATAAAAAACTGAACGGTCTTCCAACCTAACACGTTTTCCTCACTTGTCTTTCTTAGCACGACGTCTATCCCCCTTGTCTGATTCTATAACTAATGGTAGGAAAGCTTCATGGGCAAAGCTACCCATTGATTCTCCATACACACTTCCCCAATCTTTTAACGGCACGTTTGTCGTTACGATTGTTGGAAGACCTGAATTAAAACGTGAACGCAGTAGCGCGTCAAATTGGTTTTCCGCCCAATGGTTTGCTGTGCGATATTCCTTGCCAAGATCATCTAGAACAAAGACCTGGACGTTCTCTTCTTTACGGGGTGAATCTCCAAAGAAAGCCTTTACTTCGTCAGCAAGCTCCTCATCGCTCCAGGATTCCTTTTGAACGCGTAGAAGCTTTGGATAGTCCATAAACCGCCCTAAACGGATTGGAAGGCTTGTGGAGGGTGTAAAGACATCTTGTGGAATGGTCCTAATAAGCTCCTGAAGGGCCACAGAGGCCAGAGTAGTCTTTCCGTGACCTGGTTCACCTGCCAGCATGACTCCAAGGCCGCTACGGGCCTCTCCAGGCCGATTTATGATCTGCCCTTTTCTGACAAGCTCACACCAACCCATCAAAGCTTCTTTTTCAGCTGAGTTATCAAGATCTGAGAACTCTAGGCCCAGAGATTTTGATGGAACTCCGGCACGAAGGATTTGATTACGCAGGGTTGGGCGAAGATCTTCTAGTCTGAACATTTGTCACATCGCTTTTTGGTATCAACCTTATCGATATCAACTTCTGAGGTGCTACCGCAGAAGAAACAAAGTACCTGAACTTTTTCCATTACTCACCTTTTAACATTTCTAGCATTGCTTTTTGATGCTCTTCAAATTCATCATCACGATACTCGACTGGAGCTGCTGCTGCAAGTCCGTGAACTGTTGGGTAGTACGCAATAAATCGCTGCCATAGTGGGAGCCCTACACCTAGATCGTGGAAGTTACGGACATCTGCAAAGAACATGCGCATTCCTTTGAGAACAGTAACTCTAGGAACCCCCTGACCCACAAGCTTGTTAATCCAACGAATCAAAGATGTGCCGTTAATCTGAGCAGGGATACCTTCGATCTTTGATTCCGCAAGAGAATAGAACTCTGCTACTAGGTCTCCGGTCTTCCACTCTTCTTCTGGGCGCTCGCTTCTAGCGCGATTGTCTACTTCTACTTTTGTAGATGTGCGCTTGTACTTCTTATTTCTAAGCGCTTGCTTATCCACAATCTTACCGATGCCCCCGACTACGTCGTCATCAATCTGACCACGCTTAGGTTTCTTCTTTGGCTGAGGGTCATCGTCCAGTATTGACCAGGACATATCCAGCTCCTTTTCTTTTACGACGCCTTGCGCGTCGTAAAGACTTAAAGTACGTAGTACTTTAAGGCTTCCCTTACTACTATCTATAGTACTAATATCGACCGAAACACCGACGTCGGAATTTCGGTCTTCGGTCCTAGGCAAATATCCCCAGTTAAATAGATCAACAAATTTCTTTGCAGGCTCAGTAAATTCCCAGTAAGGGTTCCAAGTTCCGTTGTCTAGGCGCTCGCGTTTAAAGGCTAAGTAGCCAGCTTCTTGTAATTCGTTCATGCCCTTGCGAATTGCTCCGCGACCTTCGGTAAGAAAGTTGCTTTCATAAATTTCTTTTGCTGATAGCGGTCTACCGACAGTCGCTAATACGCCCCACACAGCTTTTGCTACAGCAGATAAAGAGGGATTAGTAGTTGGAATTGGAAGTTCCATATGCCCTCTTTCTTAAAGTCGATCTACCCGCTTTGGGAGCCCGCGAAACTCTCGTACTGAGATTCCGGTGAAAGTTTGCTCTACTAGTAGGGACATTGTCAAACTGAGGAATGTCACTGCCAGGGAGTAAACTGGTAGGAAGCGTAGCCCACATCCCATAAGGATGCAACTAGGCACAGCTAAGACCAGGGCTACAAGCCCTCGCCATTTATTTAGGGATACCAACAAGCTTTCAACCGCAGTCAATATTGCAGCAACGGCTAAAGAACAGACTAATAGCATACCCGGCTCCTACTGTCTAAATACAACCCGATCTAGATGAAAGGCTTGTGAAGCATTAAATGTAGCAGGTGTAAACGTTACAGTCAATACGGCGTATGACGCTCCCACGGTAGTGTATGCGGGCATAACCAGGTTCATAAATGCCCAACGATCACTTCGGGTTATAGAGGCGCTTGTAGACCTATAAGTAGAGGTTACGTCGTTATAGGTACCGCCAGTAAATGCCGCAGTATTGTTTGCGTAGAAGTATGCGTTATTTACCTGTCCGTAATAAACGGGGATCAACACGTCTGAGTCTGTGTAATAGTCAACTTTTAAGTTGTAGGTTCCATATGAAGATGAGTTTGCTGGTCGTATTGCTATAGAAGCGTAGTAGCCAGAACCAGAATAAATCTTTGTTTTAGAGCTTGTAATTCCAAAAGTTTTATTTCCAGAGCTACCAGCTGTGGTAACTAGACAATATGCTGCGCCCTGTGTTACAAATTCTCCAGCAAGAGATCCGTTAGAAATAACTCTCTGTATTGTAGAGTTTGATGGGCTCCAACCTTCTAAGCTTTTTTCAAATGAGGCGCTTTGAATTAAAGATTCTTTTAATTCAGGGTAGTCTAAAGTAGGGGTTCCAGGCTTTACACACCAACTAGAGCCGTTTGGCATAAGCAAGCTTAAAGAGTCCTTAAGTCTAGACATCTTAACTCCATAATTAAATACGTGAGAACTCTTTCCGCCGCCTTTACTTTGGATTTGTCCGCCATACATATTTACAGATGGATTACCAGGGTTGGCAAAAGTTGATACTCCTGAGATTGAAGGGTCTAAGAATGCGCTAGGAATTCTTCCATATTCAGCTTGAACTCCATCAATAAAGAATGAACTTGTAGGTGCAAGTGTATAAGCAAACCCTACTGGGGGAACTAGACTAATAGTCAAGCTAAAAGAAGTTTCTCCCTGTGTAAGTTGACGTATAGCATGAAGTCTAATCCACTGATATTGGTCGTGTTGAACAACTTCTACAGAAGTATTTGAGGTTTTTCCATTACCTGAGGTTGAGATCGTATACGTACCCTCAGCGCCACGAATGTAAACAGATACAACCACGTCTTCTCCACCAACTGCTGGAGACGGTAAATCTACTGTTGTAGATATAGATGCTCCGGCAGGGCTAAATGGGTTATATGAAAGAACACCCATAGATGTGCCAAATTTAGGCCCAAAGGATTCAGCAAATGTAACAAGACCGTAATTATTATCTGCGGTAACTAGTCTTCCTGATGATGGGTTTGATGTTGACGTGTTTATCGTCAAAGCTCCACCGGTAGCAGTCCAAGTACTTGTGTCAGTAAAAGTAGGGTTCTTTATAAAATTAAATACGTTTTTAGTTTCCCAAAAAGTATCCGTTGAGTTGTAGTAGTAATCAGTTACTGGGTTTACAGGTTCGGGCGCACCATCCCCACTAAAAAAGGATTGAGTAGTTGCAGATTCAGAGAAAGTTAATCCATCTATCCAAACTGTTGGCGGAAATAGAGCCCCACTTGCAGACCAAGCGTCAGGGAAATAAAGAGATACCTTTGCTAGAGGTTGACCGGAATCTCTAGTATATTGAGGGGCAATAGCGCTTACGCTAAACTCTTGGCTATACCCAACATATTGCTTAGGAAACCCAGCTAAGTATTGGTCTACTACAGTTGCTTTTGCGCTTGTTGCTGAAGAAAAAGCTACTGTTATAGGGGTTATATTTGCAAAAGTAAAGATAGTTGACAGGTTTGTAGGAGTTCCAACTTTTTTTACAGTAAAACTATCTGTGCTGATAGTGTCTACAATTGCTCCCACAAGATTGTAGGCTGCAGGACTTAAACCAGTAATTGTTACGGCCTCACCTACGGTTAAATTATGTCCAGGAGCGGTATAGGTTATTACAGTTCCGCCAGAATTTTTAGAGGCAGCGGTAATTGTGTAGTTTGTTTCAGAAGGGTTTAAGTCAATTGAATCCCCGTCAATATAATTAACTACATTGCTATAGTAACTTCCATCGGTATCAGAATAAGTTTTAATCTGTTGATCTACAGACTCTCTGTTTGAAAACTCAATTCTAGGTATGGCTCGACCAAAATTTGGGTACTCACTTGATGCGTATCCGCTAAAAGTATAGTTTTGACCCGGAGTTACGGGGAACCAGTCTGAAGTTACATATGCTGTTCCAGAACTTAAAACAGTTAGTTCACCCAAAGATGTTCCAGCGTAAATAGCTGTACTGTAAACGGTAGGATCTTGAGCAAAAGATCCATTAGGGGAAGCAGTCCAACCTCCTACACCCTCTTCAAAAGAGGGGTTGGGAAGTAGATTTTGACGTTGTCCCTCAATATATACTCTTACACGTCGTGCATCTTCAAACTCTAAGCTATAGGTAGCTTCAGCAAATTGAAATAGATCAAATAATGCCGTTACAGCGCCAGAAGACTTAGTTAGGGTTATAACTATTGTTGCATAAACTGAAGTAGACGGGGAAGTTATGCCGTTTCTACCGGTATCTGATTTAGAGGTAAACTCAACCCAGTCAGTTGTTACAGTTTTTGATGTCGATGCAGTACTAGAACTAATTAAGTTGCCCGATGCATCATTCCAATTGATTACGACTGATAAACCAACAGTGCTGGCAGTTGTTTTAGCCCACCCAGAAAAAATATAACGAGTACTGCCTTTTACCGGAATACCGTATAGTGTAGAAGACAATCCAGTTCCTGGAAGAGAAATAGTTTGGGTAGTTGAGCCTGACGGTAAAACCCATTTTCCATACCCAGCTTGTCTATATGGGTATAGTCGATCATAAACAGGAGGTACAGGAGCTGACAAAGCAAAACCAAGATCTGCAGCTGAA